ATATTCCTTGCCATGTGTTTCCCAATTCCAGTCTGGTGAGAAGTTTTTCATAAAACTTACACCCAAAGACATACTGTGATGATTTTGATATCCTACATCATTAATCATGGTAATACCATCATCGATAGGCAATCTTGTAAATCTTATACCTACTCTGTGTGTCTCTAATGGAAAAAATGGTTTACTTAAACTAAAGCAAACTTCCTCAATACAAGGATAAGCATCTAAATCAATATCAATATTCTTACTGACTCCCCAATATGCTAAATCAAGGCACACAGGTATATCCATTGAATTACATGCTCGTAGTATAGAATGAAAGTCTGGGTGCATACAACCAAAATCACTAAATGGTAGCGAAATTAATAATGCATTACATCCTATACCTATAAATTGATCAGAGTTCCATTTGTCTATGTATGCAAATTCAACATGTTTTCCTTGGCATGCATGATATTGAAAGTCTCCACGCATTGCAATAATTTGCTTGTTTGTGCAGTGTCTTAGTATAAAATTGTCAAAGCATTGGCTTGTGCCTTGTGTGTAATGTGCATTTACAAAGTTATCTAATCCTTTTATTTGTTTATCGTTAGTGTAGACTATCCAGTCTCTCCAGGTAGATTCATATTCGTTAAAGTCTACTGGCGTATGTGTAACATTATTGTAATGATCTAATAGAATGCTACTGCGAATTGGCCTTGCGCCTTTTTGATAAAATTTTTGTTTCACGTAACTATTTACTCAGGCTTATATGTAGTAAATCAAAATCCTGATAAATAGTGTTATGCCAAGATTAAGTTTATGGAACCCGCAAAAGCAAAACGACTTCAAATTCATTGATAGAATTGTTGGAGAACACATCAATGCGGGTGGAACAGGCGTACATCTACACAAATATATAGGTATACAAGATATGCCTGACAGTGGAGATGCTACAAGACCAGGCGGTGTTGATACCACAGATATTTTTATACAAGACTTATTATTCTTAGAAAATAGGGATAGAAAGTATGATAAAAATATATATGAATTACGTGGTGCGTATCAAATGCAAGATAATGATGCATTTGATTTAACACAGTTTGGTGCATTCCTTGCAAATGATACATTATTCATGAACTTCCATATAGAAACTATGGTAGAAGCAATAGGGCGTAAACTTATGCCAGGTGATGTAATTGAGTTACCACATTTACGTGATGACTTATTACTTGGCAGTGATGAAGCCATAAACAGATTTTATGTAGTGCAAGAAGGCACAAGACCAGCAGAAGGATTTGATCCTCGTTGGTGGCCTCACTTGTGGCGTGTAAAATTAGGGCCAATATCAGATTCTCAAGAATACAGAGATATACTTGGCACTGGAGAAGAGGAAGGAGATCTCAGAAACATTGTTAGCAAATACTCAAATGAGATTGTTGTTAATGATGCTATACTTGAACAAGCAGAAAAAGATGTTCCTGCAGATCCTCACAGTAGAGATACAACACATTTATACTATGATGACGCAACTGGTAAACCACGAATAGATTTACAATGGGGCGATAACAACCAAGCACCAAACGGTGCTACCATAGTAGGCAGTGGAGAATCATTTCCAATTTCAGGTGTTACTGACGGTGACTACTTCTTGCGTACAGACTTTCAACCTAACAGATTGTTTAAAAAGTCTGGAACAAGATGGGTCAAGGTTAGCGATGACAACACCCATGCATGGGCGGCCGCTAACAGAGCATTAACATCATTTATAAACAACGACAATGCCTTTACTGATGATATGGGTAACAAAGTACCTGAAAAAACAAATCTCAGTCAAGTCATTAAACCAAAAACGGATACATAATGTTTGGAAAATTATTTAAGGATACAAAATTGGACAGAGAAGCAGTTTTTGAACAACTAAAAATAGACGAAGGAGTGGTAAATGAAATCTACCTCGACCATCTTGGATATGCAACTTTCGGCGTCGGGCACCTGGTATTGGAATCAGACCCTGAACACGGACAGCCAGTGGGAACACCAGTATCAGAAGAACGAGTACGTGAGTGTTTTGAAAAAGACCTCGACACAGCAATCAGCGAGTGTGAACTTCTATACGAAGAAGGGGTATTTAATGACTTACCAGACGAAGTACAGCAAATCCTTGTTAATATGATGTTTAACATGGGTAGAACTCGATTAAGCAAATTTAAAAAGATGCATGCCGCTATCTTAGAAAGCGATTGGAAAACAGCCGCAGTAGAAGGTAGAGACAGCAGATGGCACAAACAAGTTACTAATCGTGCAGAAAGATTAATGGAAAGATTAGAGAACGTCTAATAGGTTTAAACTATGGCAGGTAAACATTTAGATTATTGGTATGACGAACAGATAAAACGTTATCTAATTCAACTTGTCAGTATTTTCTCAAACTTTCAAGTTAGGGAATACACTGAAAATGGTGTAAACTATAATAGAGTTCCTGCACGTTACGGTGATATGAGTAGAATGGTTGCACACATGTTGCGTAACAATTCTGAGAATATTGTAAACAATGCTCCTCAAATTACTGTAACAGTGCAAAATCTTGCCAGGGTACCAGAAAGAATACAAGACCCTTTTTTGGTTGACACTACCCAAGTAGCAGAAAGACAATGGGATAGAGAGAACAATAGATACACCAGTGAACAAGGAGAATTGTATACAACTAAAAGATACATGCCTGTTCCTTATAATTTAACTATACAAGTTGATATTTGGACTACCAACACCGATACTAAATTACAGATACTTGAACAATTAATGATATTGTTTAACCCAAGTTTACAATTACAAAGCAATGACAATCCATTGGATTGGTCAAATGTATTTGAGGTTGAGTTACAAGATATAACTTGGAGCAGTAGAAGTGTACCTGCAGGTGTCGATGAGCAACTCGATATTAGCACATTAACATTTTTAGTACCTATATGGATTAGTCCTCCTGCAAAAGTACAAAGACAAAAAATTATACAATCTATTGTTGCTGATATTCACAAAGTTCAAGATGTTTCCAATTTAGGCTTCTCAGAAGACATGTATGATTTCTTTGGTCAAATAGATGAAGAAGCCACAAATGTAATTACTCCAAACAATTATAAATTACAAGTTGCTAATGGACAAGCAACATTATTAACACAAGATAACAAAGCCGCTAACATTTTAGAACTCATTGAAATGCAAGGCGAACTATCTGCAACAAGCAGATTAGAATTAAATTTAACAGAAGATATACAAGATCGTACAGAATTAGTAATAGGCACAGTTGTTAAAAATCCTGTAAGCGACAACAGTTTGATTTTTAATATAGATGCTGATACATTACCAAGTGATACAATAGCAAATTTTGACAAGATTATTGATCCTAAAGCAACAAGACCAGGTAATGGTTTAGATGTACAAGCATTAGGACAAAGATACCTACTCACCGAAGACATATCAACAGATTACGTTGAGTGGGGAATTGAAGCAGAAGCAAATGACATAATTGAATTTGATGGTAGTTCTTGGACAGTGGTATTTGACAGTTCAAGTATTACTACTACAACTTATGTCACAAATGATTTTACAAACGCACAATACAAATGGGACGGCATGCAATGGATTAGCAGTTGGCAAGGAACATACAATCCAGGATATTGGAGGTTAATACTTTGACGCAAGCCGCGGGTGTGCTATTCTTAGCAAAAGACACAGGTAGATGTTTATTCCAACTGAGAAACAGTGATAAGCGATTTCATCATACTTGGGGATTTTGGGGTGGTATAATTGAAAAAGGTGAAACACCTTTTGAATGTATAGAAAGAGAATTAGAAGAAGAAATAGGATTAGTTCCTGTATTGCAAAAACTAAATCCTATTGATGTATATCAAAGCAAAGATAAAAATTTTTACTACTACAGTTTTGTTTATGTAGTAGATAAAGAATTTTCTCCAAAGTTAAATGATGAGAGTGCGGGATATGCATGGGTAGATATAGGTGCATGGCCGAAGCCTTTACATCAAGGCGCACATGTCACACTTAACAAAAACGGAGGCACAGACAAACTACACACAATATATGAAATTAACAAGTAGGTGTCAATGTGTCAGAGAACTTAGTCAATTTTACATGCTTGAGAATCCAATCGGAGTTGGACAAGTACCAACGATCTAAAACTATACCGCATGATTTACTTGACGGCGTATGGAATGTTGATGACATACACGAGTGTATGTTGAGTTTTACACCAAAATATGAACGTTTAGCAAATAAATTAATTACAGAATACAGCAAATTAATAAATGAAGATTTCGATGCTCTTAAAAAAGCATTAAGAAAAGAATACAAAACTCTTTTTAAAAATGCAAGAACCAGAGACAGCAACTTTGAAATACCTGCAATAATGAACAAGTATCGTGGAGGTATTAATCCTATACGAGCATTATTTTATGAAGCAAGAAATGTATCGAGACGTTTTAATCCAATGGACGATACACATCATTTAGTAGCAGACCTTGTAACAGACTTAGAATTCAATAATAAAATACTTGATGCATTAGCACACGATATTAAAAAACTTGAAAGTATTATAAAAAGGTATTACTGGCCTTTACTGAAATTAGATGAATCATCTATACCACTTGAATTATTTCATGCAAGGCAACATATGAAAGACGCTCGTCATTACTACAATTTCTTCTTGCATTTACAAAATTGGCGTCCAGACGAATAGCCTACTTAGAAGTTTTTCTATCAACACCATCCCAATCACCTTGTGGCATTGGACGACTAATTCGTTCGGCATATAATTCAGCCAGTGTGTCATTCCATCCATGCTCTTTCAAGATTTTGATTTGGTGGGCACAATCACTCCACAGTCTGTCTTGATAATAATCAACCATGCGTTCAATTGTTCTTGCGTATTTGTGATTATCTAATATAGTATAAATCTTAACTGGTTCTGATTGTCCTTTAACAGCAATCTTATCTAACATTACGGTGCCTTCAACACGTTCAATTTGTTTAAGTGTGTGCTCTGTAAACATAAAAAACACACCATACTCTTTTGTCTGTGCTTCTAATCTTGCGGCGAGGTTAACGGAATCCCCCAATACACTATAATCAAATCTCTGATCCGAACCCATATTTCCCACCACTGCGTCACCGGTGTTGAGACCAATTCCAATACTAAGTTCCATAAGCCCTTCATCACGTAATTCCTTATTTAATTTTGCCAATGCTGGTTCCATAG